GGTTCAAGGAGCAGTGGAACGACGCTCATTCCGGCCCAGACAAGAGCTACAAGACGGTCGTCATGCCTTTCGGCTTCCACCGGAAGCAGATCGAGGTTCGCAACGATACCAGCCAGCTCATAGAGACCCGACGCTATCAGTGCGAAGAGGTGAGTCGAGCCTACCGCGTCCCGGGACACCTTATCGGCGACTTGTCGAATGTTCGTTTTAGTACGGTGGAACAGTCTGCCATCGACTTCGTCACGTTCAGCTTGATCCCGTGGTGCCGCCGATGGGAAATGGCGTGTCGCCGTGATCTCGTAGTCGACGACAAGCAGTATTTCTGCCAGTTCGACACGAACGCACTGATGGTCGGCGACTACGCGGCGCGTTCGCAGTTCCTGCGGGAGATGGCGAACCTCGGTGCCCTGGACATCGACGAAATCCGCTCGCAGATCGGCTACAACCCGCTGCCAGATGGGCAGGGCAAGAAGCGGTTCGTTCAGGTCAATATGCAACTGCTTGAGGCGTTTACCGCAGAGAACCCGACCGGCCAGAAGCAGACCGTCACATCGCCGCCTCCGCCGGCCGGCGTGGCCGACACGCCTGAGCCGGCCGCCTCCGACGCCCCCGCGGCTGCCGAAGACACACGACAACTCGTTGGTGCGGAGGTTCTGTTCAAGACGAACCTTCGACGACTCGCCGCCGTCGAAGCTGACGGCGTCCTCGAGCGGCGCAGCAAGCCCGAGAAGATCGCGACGTGGTTCGACCAGATGAGCCAGCGGATGCGAGAAGAACTCCGCGAGGCCGCACAGGCCACTGGTAGAGACCTCGACAAGTTTGTTGGAGATTGGGTTAACCGATCGCGAGAACTCCTGCTTGAATGTCATCGCAGCGGACAGAAGTACGAGACAGTCACCGAGGGCTGGTGCGACAAGCACCTGACGAATGATGCCACAGCCACTTGACGGCGTTGTCGACGCACTACAGGCGTCTCTTGCCCTGCACTGGACGCAGGCTGAGATGTATGACCTCCAGGCAGTTCATCTGACCCGCTGGGGCTACGGGAAGCTAGGCAAGACCTGGGCTTCCTACGCGGCCGAAGAGCGCGGGCACATCAAGAAGCTCTCCGAACGACTCGAGTTCTTCGATGTCCAGCCGTCGCCGACGCACGACGAGCCGGAGCTGCCAAGGCACGACTTTGAATCCATCCTTGACGTTAACTACGACGCCGATGTGACGGCTGCCGAGGTCGAGCGAGCTGGCTTCATGACGTGCATCGCGGTCGGCGACTCAGTGTCGGCCAAGATATTCATGAAGCTTCGACGTGGCAGTGAAGATTCGATGGCTGGTATCGAAGCAATTCGGAAGGTGATCGAGCAGATCGGTGCAGAAAACTACCTCGCTAATCAGGTGACGGCATGAGCAATGAAATTGAGCGGCGCACGACGGTCTCGGACGCCACGGTTGAGTACCGCGACATGGGGAACGGCGAGAGGAAGCCTGTGATTGCCGGCTATGCCGCCGTCTTCAACTCCGAAAGTCGCAACCTGGGTGGGTTTGTTGAAACCATTCACCCGAATGCGTTCGACGAAGTGCTGGCCGAGGGGCCGGATGTCATCGGCGTGTTCAATCACGACCGCAATCTTCTGCTCGGCCGCACCGGAAACGGCACGATGAAGCTCACGAAAGACCCCTATGGTCTTCGTTACGAGATCACGCCGAACGAAAACACGTCCATCGGCCGCGACGTGATCGAGTGGGTGAAGGATCGGACAGTCGTCGGATCAAGCTTCGCCTTCGCCATTCGCAAAGACAATGGCGATTCGTGGTCTACAGACCCCCAGCGAGGCATTCGTAAGCGCGAAGTGCGTGCGATCGGCCTGCTTGAGGACGTTGGACCCGTGGTTCGGCCTGCATATGACACCTCAAGCGTGGTTGTGAGTCGTCGAGCGATCGAAATGGCCCTCGGTGAGAGCCATCGACCCATCCAGACGATGGCGAACTCGGCGAAGCGCGGCTTGAAGCTGGCCCAGAGGTCAGAAAACGTCGATTCTCGCCTGTTGTGCGTGGCTGAGAGGCTCGCGGCCCGCGAAATCGTGTCTGTTGAGGAGGTTTTCTACCTCGCCGAGGTCTACGAACGCTGTTTGGCGGCGAAAGTGACTGGTTGGTCGGGCACGCCAGCCTGGATTGAGTGGCAACTGGCCGGCGGTGACGCTGGACAGAAGTGGGTGGATCGACGCGCTGCTTCCGCGCAGCCGGAAGCAGCCTCGTCGGTGGACTTGCCCCCTGAAACCGCCCCCGACGCCCCTATTTCCGAAGAACGAGCCGCCTCCGACGTGAATCTAACCCCCACCGCGGGCATGGCCGCCGCCGCGAAGCGAGGTCTGGCCCTGCACGAGGCTGGTCGATCGGGCGACGGGCTCAAGCCTGAGACTGTTGCCCATGCAGGTAAGATCGCGAGCCGCGACGAGCTGACCCCCGAGCACGTTCGCGAGATGAGGGCGTGGTTCCGTCGGCACAAGGTCGACAAGCGTGCCGGCTGGAGCGCGGCCGGTGCTGAGACCCCCGGTTACACCGCCTGGATGCTCTGGGGCGGAGACGCGGCGTGGAGGTGGAGTGAGGCCAAGGTATCGCAGATGGAGCGCGAGAGCGGCCATCGCGATGTCGACGAGGCCGAGGAAGGCATTGAGGAGGAATATCCTGGCACGCTCTCGCAGGCGAACCGTGATCTCGCCGAAGCACAAGAAATGATCGCCGCCGATGAAGGCCAATGGCCCCAGGAGGGCATGGCAGGTGCTCACTACATGGGCGAGAGCCCGTTCTCTGATCGTGGCATCGTGTGCGCGAACTGCATCTTCTTTGAAGGCGGCGGCGCGTGCGAGATCGTGCAGGGCGACATCGAAGCGAATGGTGTGTGCAAATTCTGGATCATCCCCGAGGAGCGTATGAGCGAAGAAAAGAAGCCAGAGCCGGCTGCGGCTGTTGATGAGAAGGCTGCCGAGGACATGCGGGCAGCGAAGCAGGAAGAAGAGATTGCAGTGAAGCTCGCCAACTTGAAGGCGACAATCCTTCGCACTCAGTTGCACGGCATTTCCAAGGGTTGATAGTCTACATAGATACACATTGCCTTGCGACGGATGTCGTGAGGGGCAGTGCGAGCGTCTTGAGGATTCAAGAGCGCGGCGCGCTAGCGGGATCACCCGCCGGCCGCCGCACACCGCGATTGGCCGGCTCAAACTAAGGAGCAGGCAAATCATGGCATCGAATTTGAAGCGTCTTCAGGAGCGTGCTGCGGCTGTGGCTGCTCGCATGACCGAACTGGGCGGCGTCGAGGATCGCTCGGCCGAACAGACCAAGGAACTCATCTCGCTCGGCAACCAGTCCGACGACCTGAAGACCTCCCTCGAGTTCGAGGAGCGGATCGCCACCAAGGAAGCCGAGCTGCGTGCGGTGGTCGAGAAGGCCGCTCCCGCCCCGACTCCGGTCGCCGACGCTGTCGCCAAGGTCGAGGACAAGAAGGTCGAGATTCGCTCGGTCCATCCTCATCACACCAGCCTGCGGGCATTCAACGACGGCCCCGATGCTGTTGAGAGTGCCTACCGCTGCGGTCGGTGGCTGCGGGCTCACATCTTCAAGAATGCCGAAGACCTCCGCTGGTGCAAGGATCACGGCGTCGAGAGCCGTGCGATGGGCGAAGGCAGCAATTCCTCGGGCGGCGCTCTGGTGCCCGAAGAGTTCGCGGCCCGCGTGATTCGTCTCGTCGAAAACTACGGCACGTTCGCCGCGAGCAACGTCGAGAAGGTCACGATGACCCGCGACACGCTCGTGATCCCCAAGCGGGTTACGGGCACCGCAGCGTACTTCGTGGGCGAAGGGACGGCGGTAAACGAGAGCGAACCCACTTACGCAAACGTGCAGCTTATCGCGAAAAAGCTGGCCGTTGGCACTCGGATGTCGAGCGAAATCGTAGAGGACGCTCTGGTTTCAATCGCTGATGCAGTCGCAGTTGAGTTCAGCACCTCGCTGGCCCTGAAGCAGGATATGTGCGGCTGGCTCGGCGATGGCACCTCGACCTACGGCGGCATCCACGGCGTTG